TAAGATTTAATGAGAGACGAGATGGCGTCGGCTGCAGTGGGTTCTTGGATAAAAGACTTGCGTGCAAATCGTTCTCTTGGTTTTGTTTTGCAAGTTGATTATGGGACCGGCATGATGTTGGTCTCTTATCCAAAAATTGGCAGTACCCAATGGGCGATGCACAAAAACATAGGACAGTACCGAGTCATAAACAAGTAATTGACTATTTACATGGTACCGTTTGGTTAAAAATATGAAATATTTAGTGTTAATGTTCTTGTTTTTGATGGGTGGTTGCGCCACTAGTCATGTGAGCAGCAATTTAGAAGAAAATCAAACAGATATTATCAATTCTGATTACCAGAATAAGGTATACATGCCGACAGCTCCGGTTACATGTCCCGCCGAAATCAAGGGCGTAGATGACAAGATAAAAGAGTGTATTGTCGGGAATATCGACCACATATGGATAAAAGCCATATAGAGCGACCTACGTAATGTGTGGGCGGCAAAGAAAACAACAAATCTTATGATTTGAAGCCTGGGGATATTATCATTGATCTCAAAAATAAAGAATTGGGATTCTTGATCAGGAGGTTTTCTTTATTGGAAGAAGTGGTTTTTGGAAAAGAAACTTATCCGTCCATAAATGCATGGGATATTTTATGGACTGGCCCACATTTATCGGGAAAACCGAGACGGCCAGAGGCGTATACCGAAAATGGCCTCATTAATATGCTGAATAGTGGCGTATTAGTGCTCTTAAGAGATATTTAATACATGGGCGAACACTATAAAGCTTTAAAAGAATATACCGACTTGATTAATTTAAATATTGGTGATATAATAGTGGATACAGATAGCGGTGATATCGGCATATTAACTAAAAAGAATAGGCATATCGATATGGTTGTAGACGATATTTTCATTTGGCATATTAAATGGAGCGGTGGTGATTCAGAAAGAGTTGATATCATAGAAGAAGAGGGGTTAAAACTCTCTATAGTGATTGGTACCTATGACTGGCACTCGGTAACTGGCGAAACTTATCAACTTTAGGAAAACATGGAATCTAAAAATACAGAACATCATTTTTCTTTAGGTTCTTTAGTAAAAATCGTATCTACTGACAATTATGGTAAACCTTTAGATAAGCTTGGGATTATTGTAACTGATAAAATAGTGTGCCAACAAAGCTTATTTGTAACTGTGAGAGTATATACTTTTAGAGATCAAAGGGTAAGGACTTATTATCCTTACGCTCTAGAAGTTCTTTCTCCAGCATGAAATTAGTCAGAAACCATCTATACCGTTTTATTTGCAAAGCTGCCATGGCCATCAATGTCGGAATGGTGCTCGGGAGTTGGTACGGTGGGTACTATCAACTTATTCCGTTAGCTTGTGTCAATATATTTTTATTGTCTTTTGCTTTGATTTTTGATGTAAATGTAAATTAAGGTATTTACCTCCACTATTTAGACTTGGAGAACCTAATCATGAGAAACATTTTCTTAACGCTACTTTGTGTCTTTTCTTTCAGCGCACACAGTAGCCCTGTTGAGACACCTATTGCTGAAGAAGTGTCTGAGACACACATAACCAACACAGTTGAGGCGACTAATTTACTGACTAATGTCGAGAAGAAAGTAAGAGAAGCTTCTGTTAAGATTTATACGCCACGTGGTGGTCACGGTAGTGGCGGATTAATAAAGCACAAAGATGTGCAACTAGTATTAACTGCGCATCATGTTGCCGATGGACGCCTGGGACAGAATTATTTAATTACTGGCGGTGGTGAGATGCAGTATGGCGTGCTGGTATACAAGGATCCACTTCATGATATATCAGTACTGTATTTACCAAATAAATTTCAGCACTATCAGCCAATGAAATGGAAACCAATTGACAGCCTAGCAACAGTTGGGCACGAAATAACCTACTCTGGGTACCCATCTTGGCACAATATATTGACCTTTAGAGGGCACATTGCCGGCTATGAGACCATTCCAGATGCAGGTCAACAGATAATTTTACAAACTTATGGATATTTTGGGTGTAGCGGTTCAGTTGTGTACGATACTGACGGTCGTCAAGTTGGAATTCTATGGGGAATTGATTCACAACGTGATGGTGTGCACGAAAACATCGTCTGGGTGGCCCCAATTCAAAATCTTGACTTAGATTTGGCTTTATCTGCACTGTGTGAAAATATTCCAGATAAGCCTAGAGCGTGTCGTTGATGAAAAATAAAAAGTGGAAACATTTTTTAACTGAATCGGAAACAAAAAACGTCGGAATTGTTGTTTGTCTTAATGATAAACAGCAATTTTTGACTATTAGGCGTTCTGATATTGACGAGCGACATGGGCAATGGACGCTCCCCGGTGGACATATAGACGATGATGACCGTTCTATAGAAGCTGGAGCCGTTCGTGAGCTATACGAAGAGGCTAATTTGCAATGCAAAATATCAGATTTGACTTATTTGGGCGAACCAAAACCAAAAAAATACTATTTTTTAACACAAAAATGGACCGGAGACGTGAATATAGACAAGCCAAACCCAAAAACGAATGAAATAGAGCACGATGCTTATAAATGGTTGACAATCGAACAGATAAAAGAGATTGACAATACCGAAATACCGATCTATTTATTGGAGAAAGCTTTAAAAGCAGCAGGGTAAAACAAAAATGGAAAGAATAAGTCAGGCAAGGGTTAAATGGTCTAGAGATCATAGCGACGCTATCATGAAACAATATCGTCGGGGAGAGATTTCAAAAGAGAAAGCTATCGAAAAGTATAAAGAAAAAGGTCTTGTAATCCCAGACTCACTAAAATTAAGAGCAGAAAGTGATGACCTATACGGTGAGCTTGAAGAAGAAGAGCTTAGCGAAAAACGCAAGAAGAGCAAAAAGAAGAAAAAGAAGTCTGGCAAGAAAGATGCCTGCTACCACAAGGTAAAATCACGTTACAAGGTCTGGCCAAGCGCATATGCCTCTGGTGCTCTCGTTAAATGTCGCAAAGTTGGCGCCAAAAACTGGGGTAATTCCAAGAAAGAGCACGTGCAGGCAATGGTCGAAGATGAGTTAACACAAGTTTTACAAGAAATGCAAAAAAATTCTCTTGAAGACATCATTTATTACACTCTTTTTGAAGTTTTAGAAGAAAAAGAAGAGATGTCGAATTTAAAATCAAAAGTTATCGACGCTTTGCGTAAAGAAGGCGGCGCAGCAGGCATGGACGCACTTGAAAAACACACTAAAGCATCTAAAAAAGACATTAAAAAGGTAATTGATTCCGCTAGCAATATTAAAATCCACGAAGATGGTGATGTTATTTTAATGAACAGCTTGGATGAAAAGAAAAAGGGTAAAAAAAAAAGAAAATTAACCGCTAAGCCATCGTCTGAAACTTCTTTGCGAGACTGGTTTGGTAGAAAAGGCGCCAAAGGCAAGAAAGGTGGCTGGGTTGATTGCAACACGTGCCGCAAAGATAAGAAAACAGGACGCAAAAAGTGCTCTGCTTGTGGAAGATCAAGCGGCGAAAAGCGTTCAAAATATCCATCATGTAGACCAACCCCCGGAGCATGTGGCAAAAGAGGCAACTGGGGTAAAAAATCTAAAAGAGGTAAAAAAGGATGACTACAAAACTTGATAACGAATTGCTAAGAGAGCTTATTTTAGAAGCCATAGAAGATTATGACGTGAGCCATGATCGAGAAGCTCAAGCTGTGCTGAATCGATTGCCATTCCAGGGAAGAGATTTGAAACAAATTGCTGATCTGATGGGAGTTGAGCCGGCAAGATTCCAAGAATTATTAAAAAATAGACAAGAATTAAGAGATTTGCTAGAATTAATTGCAGCCGAGACCGAAATGCGAGCTTCTTCTGTTAATGCGGTGAAAGAGCAGGAAGCTTTTAATCAAAAACTTGCAAAAATAGTAAAAGAAGAGTTTGAAGCTGTTCTTGGTGAAAAAAAGAAAAAGAAATCAGCTAAAGATCGCATGAAATGTAACTCTCCAAGAAGAATTCGCAAAGGCGAAGCCGGTCATGGTAAGAAAAAGTTTGTTGTAAAAGCATGCGATGGCGGTACAGAAAAGATTATTCGTTACGGCGATGCAAATATGGAGATTAAAAAAGATTCTCCAAAGCGTAGAAAGTCATTTCGAGCACGACATAATTGTAAAAATCCCGGTTCTAAGTTAAAAGCTAGATACTGGTCTTGTAAAAAGTGGTAAAATACAATAAAGGATTAAAAATGTTTAAAATTATTAAAAAAATTGCTAAAGTTTTAGAGTATTGTCCAAATTGCGGGATGCCTTTAGAGGATCCAATGGAATGTCAGCACTGCGAGTGGGTTATTAATGCTAAATGATGAACAAATTCTCTTAAAAGCGACACAATTGTTAGCTAATTTACAAGAAAAGTGCTGGGATGGCTACAAACAGGCTGGTTTAAAGAAAAAAGGCGACCGAATGGTGCCAAATTGTGTGCCTGTTAGTGAAAAAGTGCTTCGCGAAGTCACCGAAGACGAATTGCGCGTGGTTGAGGACATATTGGACGACCTTGACGGAGATAAATTGTCTCTTGCTAACGTTTTTGACGAAAAAATGCGCATTGTTATCAATTTTCCAACAATGGATACCGATTCTGACTTGGGTAAATTTGTAAATTTCTTCCAAAAGCAAGAATGGGACGTAGAATGGCCAAAAGGATTGGCAACTGCTAAAAGAGAGCTTGTCGATGACGTAGATTTATTAGATGTTGGGCAAGTAAAGCCAAAAACAAAAGTAATTCGGATGAAAATCGGCAAATTATTTGCTAAAATTGCTGATTTAACGGCAAAACAGGCGGTTTTGTTGGATAAAATAAATGCTCACCAAGCAAAAAATCCTAAAAAACATGATAATCTAGGCGGATTCCTTGTCAGGCGCCCAGATGGAGAATATGGGAACCCCCACGCCAAAAAGTATACAGATCCCGGTAAAGTACCCGGAGTTATCTCAAAAGCAGCTCTTGGAGACGAAGATGCTAAAAGATTTTCTCAATTATATAACCAAATGAGACTTTACATACCAAATCCGGGTTATCTTGATGTAAAATTTGCAGATCGAGAAGAATGGGCGAGAAAAAACGCAAAATATTGGCAAGAAAACGCCGGATATATCAAAAAGAACATTCAAAACCTTACAAATGACAAATATTCGATTATTATTACTCGACATCCTATAGATGTTCTTAGAATGAGTGATTTTGACAACATTACATCTTGTCACTCGCCGGCTAGCCGTCAAAATGCTTATGAATCTTACTATAAGTGTGCTGTAGCAGAAGCACAGGGCCATGGAGCGGTAGCGTATATTGTAGAAACTGAAGAATTGCTTACAAATACAGATACAAGCAATATTGAAAGCGCAGAACAAGAAATCCAAGAAGGTGAAATATTTGGCGACGATGCAAGGTTTGGAGGGGCTGGGTTTGATGTAAATCCTATTTCTCGCGTTCGACTGAGAAAAATGCGCTATCAAGAAGATAGTGAAGTAGGTGCACAAGATCTAGCTGTGCCTGAAAAGCGCATATATGGTGCAGCTATTCCCGGCTTTATAGACCGTGTTGTTGAGTGGGCAAGACAATCACAACAACAACAAATTGAAAATTTACCAAAAAAAAACGGTAAATATGATTTAAGTAAATTTAAATTGTATGGTGGCTCTTATGAAGATACGCAAGGCTACTCAGGTCGTCAAGAATTAATGATGCAATTGTTGGATAATTATGACTTTCAAGCTTTTTCTGGGAGAGTTGGACAAGATACAGAAACCGAAGATAATTTGGATGCCGATTTGCTTGGCGACATTAGGGGCATGTATGAAAATGAGTGCGAAGAAATTGCTTCGGAGTGGAACCAAAGATATGCGAACTGTAAGGTAGATTTTAGCATTGAAGATGATGGCGCAGATGGTGTATATATTTCTGCAAATGCTACAATAACGTTAAGATGGCATTATAATGAATTTACAACACTCCCTAACGCATACGAATCCGTTGTACAAAATTCACCGTGGGCTATTAACAGTTATTTTGGTGATTTGCTTAATGATAGTGGTGCATACCTAGGACGCCGCAGTGAGCGCATCATCTGGCAAGGTACTATTAATGTGGATCATCCAGATTTAGGTGGTCAACCATATTTTGCATTGCCTGAAGAGTTCAACGAGTTCTGTTCTAAAGTTGATACCGTCATAGATGATAGACGTGATACAATGAAACAATTACTCGAAAACTATTTTAGGCGCGAAGAGATTATGCCCGGCGGCAAATTCATAAACTTAGCCATGGCTATTGAAGGCAACGATATTTCTTCATATGAGTGGGACGTAGAAACTGATGGAAATTACGACGACGCCTACGAAGTTTACGCTTCGTATAATTTTGATTATGACATTGAAGAAGTCAAAATGAATGAAAAAGTTTTAATGCAGATTCTGAATTCTCGTGATTATAAGATTCAATTGCGCGCAAACCTTTTGGCAATACCTCGGAAAGTAGAAGATACAGAATATTATCTATCAACAAAAGTTATTGCAAACAAATATGTTGAAGGAGAAATTAGAGTCAGCATTACCTTCTTTGTAAACCGCGACAACAACGATGAGATGGTGGATCTCTTTAAGCAGGTCATAGAAGGCGACATGGATGACGAAGATGAACTTGAAAAAATATTCAAAAAAACCCTTGAAGAAGTAAGAAACTTTCACGGAGTCTGGCCAGAAGAAGAGGGGCCCCGCACCGCAGACATAAATGAAGCAATGGTTAATACTTGGAGGAGATTTTTATCATGAGACTCATACTAGAATATTGGAAGAACTACATAAAAGAAAACAAAGAAGAGCCCTTTTATGTTCAAACCACCGGCAAAAAAATCAAGGGCCGACGAAGTGACGATGAAAAGTTTAGGTCAATGGCACACTATGTCATCATTCACCGTCCAAGTAATACATATGTGGATTCCAGCCTTTACAGACCGGGCCGAACTAGTGTCCAAGCGCTTGCAAAAGAGTTAAATAAAAATTTCGGTCATCTTAAAGTCAACGAAGAAACTGGTAAACTTGAAGGAGAGGATGTAACTGCAATTTTGGATTTTATCTTAAACTCTGAATTTAGAAATCCACAGGCGGGCCTAGGCAATTGCCCACCAGCTACCCAAGATTTAGAACTAAACACCAAGAACAGAGACTCAGCAATTCACGCAGAGCACATTCAGTATGGCCCACTCAATGTTGATAAGCCTGGAGACTACTGGAAAGATATAGCAGAGTATTGGAATACAACCGAAGAGGCAGCTATGGCATCTAAGTGTGGTAATTGTACTGCGTTTGATATCTCTCCTCGCATGAAAGACTGCATGCCCGGTGAAACTTCTGACGATGATGGCGAGTTGGGTTACTGTTGGATGCATCACTTTAAGTGTCACTCAGCTAGATCGTGTAGAACTTGGGCAAAAGGTGGCCCAATAGACGAAGATTCAGTATCTGCTGATTGGCAGGATCGCTCAAACATTGGAAAAAATGATGAAACTCCTGCTTGAAAATTGGAGAAATCTTATAAATGAAAAGGTTGTTGATTTCCCGAGTGAAGCCACTGCCACCGAGCGTTATCAAAATTATTTGACACATATGGACTCAGCAATTGAGCAAATAAGATCTTTAGAAGAAATCTTCAGACGCCAAGGCAGAACGGTCGAAGAACTGGTTGGTATTAGAGAGAGTCTTGAGGAATTGCGAGACGACGAGATGCTGAAGCTTGATGTTGGTGGTGCCGAATGAAACTCCTACTTGAAAATTGGCGACGGTTTTTAAGTGAAGCAATAGTCAACCCCAACAGGGGCCGGTATGGTGTTCCGGGTAGCGATAAAGATTTATACTTCTCAAAATCTAGTTTGATAGCTTTGTTAGATCGTATAAAAGATTATAAAGCAAAAGATCTCAGCGATAAAGATATTGCAAAGACTATAGACAATCATGTTCTCAACAGACATTTTCAAAATTATACAGATCTTACCAGTGGATACTTTGTCACAGTAGACGAATACAACAATTTGGTTAATACATATT